TTGGCAGAAGTACCAGTTGCTATCATCCGAAATGGATGGGAACGATAATAAGTTAAAGGCAACATAACTGTCCTGTGTGCCATGATGAAGCAACAGCAATAACAGCATTTTGCAAAGGAATAGTAAGACGAGAATGCCCCGGAAATGGGGCGAACAATTAAGGTGAATTTACTGATAACAAAAATAAGGAAACATATTCCGTTTTTTGATTTTGAAGAATGAATTAGTCCAAAAGGAGACATGACATGACGATAGACGCTTATACTCTTATTTGCTTGCTATCTACTGCTTTTCCGGGACTAACGTGCAAAGAATGTCGTGAAGCAATCGATAGACTAAAAGAAGCTGGGTACAATGTGACAGGATTGCAAAGCATTGTTGTAGATTAAGGATGAGTTTATGAAGTAACTGTTTATGACACATGGATTGAGTGACTTAAAGGCAACCATAAGAAAGGAGGATGATATCATGGTGAACCTATACCGGATGCGTCAGCTGATGCGGCAAGTCCCGCGGAAGCTGTGGCAGATCGAGCAGGAGAAGGCAAAGGCGACGAAGATCACGACCGTGCTGACGGGGATGCCTCGCGGCGGATCCGGGAGAAACCAGGTGGAAGACGGGGCGATCAAACTTGCTGAGCTGAAGGAAGCATACGAAGCAGTGATGAATGAACTGCACTATATGCAGATAGAGCTGATTCCGCTGATCGACACACTGGAAGACGCGAGGCTTAGTGCTGCGATGCGTCTGAGGTACATCAACGGATACAGCCAGAATGAAATCGCTGACGCGATCTATGTGGCGGACAGATCAGTGCGACGGTATCTGATGCTGGCGGAAAGAGAACTATGCAAGCGGTATCCTGACAAGATTGTAATGAGCAGTGCAAACTGTCCTTTACTGTCCTAAATATATATGCAATAATGGTACCGTGCAAAGTAGCACCCGGGGCGGACATCTCCGGGTGCTTTTTGTGTGCCAGTCTTGCGGGGGCGGGCCGGTCCTATCTCCGCCGGTTTCGCGGGTCGCACGCATGATAAGGCGAGGAGGGTCCAGCGTGCACTCAGATCCTGCTATTGAAAGGTTCTATACGACGCAAGTCTGGCGGAAGTGTCGGGCCAGCTTCCTGAAGGAGAAAGGCGGCCTTTGTGAAGTGTGCCTGAGCCGTGGGCTGATTGAGCCTGCGGTTCATGTGCATCACAAGACGGCGATCACGCCGGATAACCTGGACAACCCGGCAATTACGCTGAACCATGCAAACCTGATGGCACTCTGTGAGGAATGTCACCAAGCGCAGCATAGGAAGCGTCGATGGCGCTGTGATCCGAACGGCCACGTCAGGCTATAGCCCCCTTGTTTTTTCCAAAAATGCAAAACGGCCGCAGGGCCGGCGTGAAGTCACGAATTTGGCTCTTTTAGTAAAAGTTTTATTTTTTTGCTGAGTTTTTCGGGAGGTGAGACGGAAATGGCAAAAAAGAAACTGACTTTTGACGAGATCATGGTGCTTGCTGAGCAGTACGGTGTGAAAGACAACATTCTTTTTGTTTCCGCCTCGAAACGATACGCCGGTCAGCTGGAAATGATCGAGATGATCCAGGAAGATCTCCGGGACCGCGGGCTGATCATTACTAAGGTGAATACCAACGGCGATGACGTACCGATTGCCAACCCGCTGACGGCTCAGCTGCCGAAATATAACGAAGTCGCCAACAAAACGCTGGGCGTGATGCTGAACATCATCGAGCAGCTGGGAACGGCCGCGCCGGCAGGCGATAAGCTGAGTGAGTTCCTGAATGAATAAGCAGCCGGCAGTGAACTGGATTCTCCGGTATTACCAGATGATCGAGGACGGGTCCGTCACGGTGGGCCACTGGATCCGGCTGCTGTATGAGAAGATCATCCAGGACCTGGAAAACAAAGAGTACTTCTTTGACCAGAAGAAGGCCAACAAGGCGATCCGGTTCTTTGAGAGTTTCTGCCATCACTCGAAGGGCAAGCTGGCCCCGCAGCTGGTGAAGCTGGAACCGTGGCAGAAAGCCATGCTTTCATGTATGTTCGGCCTGGTGGATAAGAAAGGCATCCGGATTTACCGGGAAGTCTTCGTCTGCATGGGCCGGAAGTGCGGCAAGTCGCTGCTGGCTTCCGGCATTGCGGAGTATATGTGCTACGCTGACGGGGAGCGCGGCGCTGACTGCTACTTCCTGGCACCGAAACTGGACCAGGCAGACATCGTGTTCAATGACTTCTGGCAGTCCATCAGCCAGGAGCCGGATCTGATGAAGATCACCAAAAAGCGGAAGATGGACATCTACATTGAAAGCACCAATACAAGTATTAAGAAGGTGCCTTTCAGTGAGAAAAAGTCGGATGGCTTCAACCCGCATCTGGCGGTATGTGATGAGGTGGCGGCCTGGGTTGGTGACCAGGGTATTAAGCAGTATGCCGTGATGACCTCCGCCCTGGGCAGCCGTGAACAGCCGATGATCCTGTCGATCACGACGGCGAACTACATCAACGACGGGATCTACGACGAACTGTTCAAACGTGGTACGGCATTTCTGATGGGCAACAGCCGCGAAAAGCGCCTGCTGCCTTTTTTGTACCAGATCGACGACCTGGACAAATGGAACGACCTGAGCGAGTTGCAGAAAAGCATCCCGAATCTGGGCGTCAGCGTTTCTGCCAGCTACATCGTGGAAGAGATCGCGAAGGCGGAGGAAAGCCTGGCCAACAAGGCGGAGTTCCTGACGAAGTTCGCCTGTATCAAACAGAACAGCAGCCAGGCGTGGCTCAGCTCCCAGGATATCAAGAAGTGCTTCGGCGCGGATCGGCGCCTGGAGGACTTCCGGCACAGCTACGCTTTAGGCGGGATTGACCTTTCCCTGGCGGTGGACCTGACAGCGGCGGTGATCGTGATCGAGAAGGACGGCGTCAGCTGGTTCGCGACACAGTTCTTCATGCCGGAGAACAAGGTCGAGGAAGCGACGGCCCGCGATGGGCTTCCGTATCGCATCTACGCGCAGCGGGGATTGCTGACGGTCTGCGGCGAGAACACGGTGGACTACCATGCCGTGCACAACTGGTTCCGGATGCTGGAAAAGGAATACGAGATCCTGCCGATCCGGGTCGGATATGACCGGTACAGCGCGGCGTACCTGGTGCAGGACATGGAGGCGGACGGATTCAGCATGGAATCAGTAAGCCAGGGCAGCAACCTGACGGGTGTCCTGATTGACATGGAAGGCATGATCAAAGACGGCCGGCTCCGGTGCATCAATGACAACGACCTGATGAAGGTGCATATGCTGGACGCGGCGCTGAAGTTCGAGGAAGGAACGAACCGCCGGCGCCTGGTGAAGATGAATGCCCGGGCCCATATCGACGGGATGGCGGCCCTGAGCGACGCGATCTGTATGCGTCACAATTATTACGAAGAATACCAGGCTCAGCTGAGTAATGAGAGGTGAAAAACATGGGACTGATTGACCTGATCTTCGGGAAGCCGAAGACACCGCCGGTAAAGGAGGGACGTTTTGAGACGTTCACAGCCTTCGAGCCGGTGTTTACCAGCTGGGGCGGTCAGATCTACGAAAGCGAACTGGTGCGGGCTGCGGTGGACGCGATTGCCCGCCACGTAGGCAAACTGAAATACACCATGCAGGGATCTGCCAGGGAAAAACTCTACACGGCGACAAAGAACAAGCCCAACCCGTGGTACACCTGGCCGGTATTCCTGGAACGCTGCGCGAACATCTACGAAATCCAGAACAACCTGTTCCTGGTGCCGGTGCTGGACAGCCAGGGCGAAACGACCGGATTCTTCCCGGTGGTCCCTTCGATGTGCTCCCTGGTGCAGCGCGGGAAGGAACCGTACCTGAAGTATATGTTCATTGACGGCCAGATGCGAAGCATGGAGCTCAGCCGGGTGCAGATCGTTCCGAAGCATCAGCTGAAGGATGATTTCTTCGGGGAGAAGAACACGGCGCTGGACGGAACGATGAAGATGGCGAACATGATCCGCCAGGGCATCGAGGAAGGCGTCAAGAACAGCGCGACATACCGCTTCATGGCCCAGCTGACCAGCAAGACCTTCGACGAAGATCTGCGGAAAGAGCGTGAACGGTTCGACGAAAACAACTTCAAGAGCGGCAAGGGCGGCGGGCTCCTGCTGTTCGGGAACCAGTTCACAAACGTAAAGGAACTGAGCCAGAAGACGTTCACGGTGGACGCGGAGCAGCAGAAGCTGATCCGGGAGAACGTGTGCAACTACTTCGGCGTGAGCGAAAAGGTGATCAGGAATGAGGCGGCCGGCGATGAGCTGGACGCCTTCTTTAATGGCGCGGTAGAGCCTTTCGCGATCAAACTTTCCGACGCGCTGACGCGGATGGTTTTCACCGAGCGCGAAATGAACGGCGGCAACCGGATCACCCTGACGGCGAACCGGCTCCAATACATGAACGTCAGCCAGAAGGTATCGATGGCCAGGGAACTGGGCGACCGCGGCGTGCTGATGATCGACGAAATCCGGGAACTGTTCAACTATGAGCCGCTGCCGGATGGCGCCGGAAAGCACGCGCCGATTCGCGGCGAGTACTACATGGTGGACGAAGGAAAGGAAGAGAACGATGGATAAAGAGATTCGGACATTTAGTTTTGAGTGCCGTGCTGAGCAGAACGAAGAGCACGGCACTTTCATTACCGGCACGCCGATCGTTTTCGAGCAGAAAACGGACCT